GTACTTGCGCCTTGTAAATTTAAAGCAGTTGATATTTATTTTTAACAATGAGCGGCGCATTGTAAATTACAATTTGTTTCAATGCATTTGTTTTTGACTATAATTATAGTTGTTTTGATAGTTTGTAATTTTTATAGAAAAATAATTCTATTAATTACTAGCCCGGTGAAGCAGTGGTGGTTCTGATCGGCCGATAAGGCGCACAGTCATTCTGTGGGAGGACTTCATGGGTTTCAACCCATCGCACCAGCATCAAAAAAAGCCACGCAGCGGTTATGCTGTGTGGCTTGATTTGTTGCTCAAACGTTCCAGATGGCTATCAGAGTCAGCTTGTCTTTGGCAGTGCTTTCGGGTGCTGGTAATCCTCGCGGATGAATTTGCCGTAGGTGCGGAACACCATTTCCACGTCCTCGTGCCCCAACTGCTGTGCCACGTACCAGGGGTTGGCGCCGGCAGTCAGCAGCGTTGAGGCGTAGGTGTGCCGGATCTGGTACGGATTGCGGTAGGTTATGCCGGCCCTGGCCATCAGCGGCAGCCAGGCGGTTTTGCGCACCTGAGCATCCGTGGTCCAGGGGAGTAACGTCACTGTGTTGAGCCACACCCGCTTGCCGCGGGCGCCGCTGATGGGCAACTGGTCGCGGAGGGCCTGCATGGCCTCGTCGTTCAAATCCATCTCCCGCTTGCCGGCGGCTGTCTTCGGACCCTTGATGACACCCGCCACTTGGTTCTGGACGATGCGCGCGACGCGCCGCTCCCAGTCAATGTGCTCCCACTCCAGCGCCTGTAACTCTCCAGGCCGAAGGCCCGTGTTGAACCAGAACTGGAAGGTCGGGCGCTCATCGTTTCGGCAAGCGTCGAGGATAGTCATACGCTCGGCGTAGGTGAATGGCCGAACGACGTAGTCACTGGCTTTGGCTGTTTGCCGGATCAGCTTTGCCAATGCAATGCGTTCGAACGGGTTGAATTCGATCACGCCGTCATTCAGTGCATCTTCGAAAACGGAACGCAGAGGGATGAGCGTGTTTCGGATGGCCTTTGAAGTGCAGTCCATCTCGCCAATCTATTCGCGCAGCATGCCGGGGGTGATCTCGGACGCCTGCACATTGTCCCAGTGCCGCATCCGGTCGCCGTTTATCACCTTGGCATAGCCGTTATAGGTGGATTTCGACATCTGCCCGTTTTTGACTTGGCGCTCGTAGGTCTCCAGCTGGTTTTGCAAGAGCGTTCTCATCAGTCCGGCGTTTTTCCTACTGACACCGGCCTTCGGGCTGTCGGGAAAGAATGCGGCGTAGTCGAAGTCACCGGCCTTGATTTTGTCGCGGATGTCTTCTCGCAGAACTGCTGCTCGTTGAATGCTGGACTTGTTGATAGGCCCAGGCGGTAGCATCTCGCGGCACTCTTTGCCCTCGAATGAAAACGCAATTTGAATGCGGTCACCGGTGACAAATCTGCGGATGGTTACGCCGGGTGGTGTTTCGAGCTTTGGTCTTTTATCCATTGGTCTGCTGCTTTGATGTTGACGTAGAGGCGACGGGAAACGACAGCAACCTGCTGGCCGATCTTCCAAGTGCCGGTCTTCTTCCGCTGCTTGACGGTTTCGCGGGTGACGCCTGTCAGCTCTTCGTACTTGCTCGCCAGCACCCATTCGGGGGCACTAGCGGCGGCGGGATTCTCGTGGGTGACCACGGTTGCCTGGTGGGTTGCTTGGTGTCTCATTGGCTGCTCCAGAAAAAAGAAAACCCGCTCAGTGGCGGGGCTGGGGGGATGTATGGGACGAGGACTTATTACGCGGATTTGCTCATGCTGGGACCGTTGGCAGGGAGTTGTGCCAGTTTGTGTGAGCAGTCAGCGCACACATGGCATGCATGGAAAAGACGGGAGCCGGAAGCGGGCTTCTCCTTGCCACATTGGATGCAGTCGATTGTGGTAGCAAGGTCTTGGAGCCGCATGGGTTGTTGGCCTTTCTTGGGACTTCGCATAGATCTCCTTGGTACTTCCGCAGCAGCATTGGCGCCGGAGATGCTGCCGTTGCGCGGATGGTTTAGCCACGGTGGCGCGCAATGGTTGTGTGGCTTTGGTTGCTCAGCTTTAGACTGGCAAAAGACATGCCCGCTGGGCGCAGGCCTACGCCATGTCAAAGAGGGAGGAAGCAGCCCGCTGTTGGGCGAGCTTGGGTTATGCGATCAGCTGTGGCGCTGGCTGCGCTGCGCTGGCGGCCGGGATCATCCAGATTTGCTCGGTGCGCAGTCCCGTGCCACGGCCGGCAGAGATTCGGGCGATGCGAGCGGTGGTGGTCCACCCCGGGAGGTTGTCGTTGTAGAGCTGGCTGGGGTAGCCGCACAGAATCACCATGCCCTTGAGACTGCGCAGTGTTCCCAGCAGCTCCAGGTGATCGGCGTCGGTCATTTCGTGGCGGTAGTAGCCGCGGGTGCCGGCCCCTTGCATCACGCGTGTTTCATGCAGATAGGGTGGATCAACAAAATGCAGGGTGTCGGGTGCGTCGTGTTGTTTGAGCACATCCAGCGCGGGCCGGTTCTCGATCAGCACACCCTGCAGGCGGGAAATCACAGCGCGCAGTGCGTCGGGATACCGCACCCAGAGGTGTTGAGCTGTGCTGTAGGTCCTGCGAGTGTCGGATCGAAAGCCAGTTGACCCTTTCGTCGCGCCGGCCGAGCCGAACCCCATGCACGCGCGCACCGCAGTGCGGCGGGCAGACTCCACCGGGTCGCTGGCTGGGCTATAGCTCAGGTCAAATTCAACGCGCGCATAGGGCGTCAGCTCGAGTTGGTGCAAAAGCTGGGCCGACTGGTCCGGGTCGCGCAGCACGCGGAAGAAGTTGCAGATCTCGCCGTCTAGGTCGTTGTAGACCTCGGCATAGCAGCGCTGCTTCTGAAGCAGCACGCCGGCCGCGCCTCCAAAGGGTTCGACGTAGCAGCGATGCGGGGGGAAGTGCTGCAGCAGCCATGGTGCCAGTCGAAACTTGGCGCCGTGGTAGCGCAGGGCGGGGCTTGTGACTTGCGCCATTCAGGGCTCCAGAAAAGACAAAGCCCGCGCGGCGTGTGCCGGGCGGGCTGGGGTGGCCGAAGCCGGGAGGGGTATGGCGGCTCACATAGACTCTGGCCATGGCCAACATCTATGACGCAATGGTTACCGCGCTGCGGGACCACTGGAAAGCACACGACAACGCATACCCGCAGCGGTTTGAGCTCACACAGGATGCGTCCACACGCTGGATGAAACCCGCCAGACGGTGATCAGCACCATGAATTTTGGATTCCGGTCTGGCTGGGAAATTGACTTCCTCGCGTGTCTTTAGCCGCAGCTGAACGTGACAGCTGCATGGGGAGCCAGCTGAACAACTGAATGCGCGTTATGTCTATCGTGACCAAGGCGGCAAATTGCTGGCGACTTCTTTCAACTTCTGAAGGAGAACACCCCTGTTTTCTGGGCGGTTGTTTACAAACAAAGGACTGGGGTGAGGAACTGAAGAGACATGAGCGTTTGGGAAAATATTGGTGACAATTTTTCTGGACTTTCCGCTTGAAGCCTTATTACCGACAAGGACGACCGAATGCAGGGCAGGTAACAGTGTTGAGAGCTCACGGAGTGCGGATTCAGCGTCGCCTATATCTTTCATATTGGCTGGTCTGATCTTTTTACCGGTTCCAATATACCAAGGGACAATATTCCAAACGACAGTCCTGCGCCGATCTATCCCTGCTTCTTTGTTGAGGAGAAAGAAATTCTTGGCGGACTCATCAGGATTGTTGCGGGAGATGAAACGTGACGCTACTGCTTTTGGGCCTGGCGCCTCTAGAAGGAAAAGGCAATCTGCCTTAGTGCCTCCGTCTAAAGGATCAAAGTAGGGAATTTTGTACTCATCACCCATGGACTCCCGCAGGCGTTCAACAAAAGCAGAGAGTGGCGCAACATGAGGGGCATTGATAATGCTTAAACGCCGTTTGCATTCCTCAATTGAGCGAAGAGATTTTGGTTCATCCATCTTCATAGAGTCTATGGCACTCTTATCAAAAGAAAAAGCCCCTGGACCTCGCGCATCCAGGGGCTGTGGCTCCGCCTAGACTTGGCGCGTACCAGTTGCCTGTTTTATCGGCGTGCCCACGATGGAATTTAGGCAGGAATGAGCAAGCCCGCATGGCGGATATGCATGCGGCTCATGCTCAGGCTGAAATCTCAGCGCGCAAAGCGTCGTATTTCGCGGACAGGTTGCGGCGCTCATGCTCGTCGGGTAGTGCGCCAATCAGCCCGCCCGCATCATCCAATGCCTCCAACGTCTTGGCTTTGAGCATCAAGTCCAGGACCTGCGGAGCGGTGAAGCCAATGGCCGGAGGCGAAGCCACTGGCTGTGGCGCTGGTGCCTGGCTGGCAGATGGCCCATCGACCACGCCATCTTCATCCGGGCCCGCCGCGGGCATGTCTTCCGGCACCACAGCGAATTCGCCGTCGATGATGGTGCTGGCGTCCAAGCCCTGGTCCTTACCAGCGTCGGCCATGCCATCAAGGGTGGCCGCAGTCTGGAACTCGATGGAGAGCGGCAGGTACTTGGCCAGCCGGCGGATCACGGTCTTGCGGCCCATCTCCGTGAAGTTTTCCTTCCAGGGGCCGTAGTTGCCCTTGCTCTGGGTGCTGCGCATGATCTGCTCGACCTGCAGCCGGCTCATGAACTCGAAACAGTGCCCACCATCCTTGAGCTTGGCCACGGCATAGAAGCCAATCACATCGCCACGCTCGCCCATTGCAGGGCGGTGCTCGAGCTTTTCATCCAGACCATACACCAGGTCGAATTTGTCGTGCTCGCAGACCTCGTGTGCGGCAATGCTCACGATCTGGCCGCTGCGGCGCGCCAGGTCGATCAGGCCCTTGTAGCCAATGATCACCTGCACGCTGTTGACCCAGCGCTCATTGCCGTTGCCGTCCTTGCGCTTGGTGTTGAAGGGCACGAGGTAGGCATGGCCCAGCACGGTGTTGGGCTCCAGGCCCATCTGGGCGCACTGGCCGATCGCGCCCACCAGGCTGGCGACATCACACTTGGTCAAGCCCGGCGTGGTGGTGGCTGCGATCTGGGCGACCTTCAGCAGCCGCTCTGCATTCAGGTGCTTGGGCAGCATCTTGGCGATCTCACCCTTCTTGGACATCAGCAGGTGAGCGATCTGCTCTTTGGGTTTCATCTGGGCCAACGGGCGGCCG